GAAGGAAGGAATTGAAGTTTGGGGTTACAGACGTAACCAGAAGAAAGCAGAAGAGGCATACGAAAAAGGTTATGTCACTGGAGTTGCTTATGGATTAGAGCAACTCTCTGAAATTGTGCATAGAGGCGAATGGATTTATGGAGAAAAATCTGGTGAAAGTGTTTACTCACAGACACCAGCAATATTCATGCTGGTAATTCCAGCAGAATTAGTCGAGGATACACTCAATGAGTTACTACCATTTTGTAGTGAAGGAGATATTATTATTGATCATGGCAATAGTAATTTTAAGGATAGCAGACGGCGGGCAGAAAAGCTTGCTAAGTTGGGTATCTCGTTTATTGACTGTGGGACTAGCGGTGGTGTTTACGGCTTGGATCGTGGATACTGTCTCATGGTTGGTGGTGGAGACACTGCAGTATCCGCTTGCTCTCCAATCTTTAATGCACTCTCACCAGGTGTTGCCGCTGCCCCACGCACATACGACGGTGACTATGTAAGGCAATCTGAATTCGGATGGTTGCGCTGTGGTGGTCCTGGTGCAGGACACTTTACTAAAATGGTCCACAATGGAATCGAATATGGAATCATGCAAGCCTACGCCGAAGGTTTTAATATCCTGCATGAAGCTAATGCTGGGTCAGCTTACGTTAAAGAGGGCGATGCTGAGGTGGCTCCGATGGAGAATCCGAAAGATTATTGTTATGANATTGACGTTGCTGAGGTTGCTGAGTTATGGCGTCGTGGCAGTGTTGTTGGGTCTTGGTTACTTGACCTTACCGCTGATGTTTTACGGCATGATAATGAGCTTAGCAAATTCGATGGGGGAGTATCAGATTCTGGTGAAGGTCGTTGGACTGTCCACGCTGCTGTGGATCTTGGGGTACCCGCTCCTGTCATTAGCAATGCGCTATACTCACGATTTGAATCAAGAAGACTCGGAAAATTTGCAAACAAAATCCTCAATGGAATGAGAGCAATGTTTGGGGGACATGATGTTAGGTAATGTCTTACTTTGGACAGCAATACCATTTGTATGTGCCACCCTCGCATTTGGACGACTTAAAGGTGAAAACAATTACTACGAATCAGACAATTACAATGGAAACGGCACAGCTCACTAGGGGTATAGTTATCTTCGGAGCAACGGGAGACCTATGCAAGAAGAAACTTATCCCCGCACTATACAAACTCTGGCAGAAGGAATTGCTGCCAGAGAATTTTCTTATCACTGGAAGTGCCAGAAGAGAGCCTACTTCCCAACAGTGGAAGGAATCTCTTGGTGAATATCCAGATGATTTTTTACAACAACTAGATTACCAATGTGCTGACTTGGAGAATCCTGATACTCTTAGGAATCTTCCAGCATATATTGATGATATGACATACTTTCTCTCAGTGCCACCTGAGAGATATGCATCAGCAATCAAGAATCTAAAGGAGGCAGGGTGTCTTGAAGATCCAGATCAAACCCGTGTTGTTATTGAAAAACCTTTTGGGCGTGATTTTAGTTCTGCTAATTCTCTACAGTCAGTGGTGGAGCGACATCTACGCGAAAAACAAGTTTATCGCATTGACCATTATCTTGGTAAAGATACTGTTAATAATATCATTACCACTCGTTTTGGCAATACACTACTTGAGCCTATCTGGAATAGGCAATACATAGACGAGATCCAGATCTTTGCTACTGAAACTATTGGTTGTGAAGGTAGATCTCAATATTATGATACTGCTGGAGCAGTCCGTGACATGCTGCAAAACCATGTGTTGCAGGTCTTGTCACTCATCGCTATGGAAGCACCTTGCAAATCAAATGCAAGGGAATTAAGACGTGAGAAGACAAAACTTCTCGCCGCAACTAGACTAAGCAATGATGTAATTCTGGGGCAATATGAATCCTATCGTACTGAAGACGGCGTTAGTGATGGGAGTAACACTCCTACCTATTTTGCTGGTACTTTATACGTCGATAACTGGCGTTGGGAGGGAGTTCCTTTTCGCGTCATGACAGGTAAGAAACTACCCTACCAATGTGTAGAAGTAGTTGTTAAAATGAAGACACCTATCATTCCTCTATATGAAGGAGAGACTGGTGACCGCATTGTCATGCGTCTTCAACCAAATCCACACCTAGATATTAGGATGGATATGAAAGCGCCTGGTCTCAATGACGATATTGAAATGGCTACGCTATCATATAGTTATCCTCAGGAAAGAGCAATCGATGGATACGAGAAACTTCTCTTTGATGCCATCTCAGGTGATCAATCACACTTTGTCCACGCAGAGGAAGTGATGGAATCTTGGAGAATCGTTGACGATCTTCTCTGCACTGGAGATTCATGCCCTATACGCACCACTCCTTTTCTCTATACGGGTGGTTGGGGTCCATGGCACAAAACACAACTTATTACTAATTGGGATTATCCAGCATGAGAAGAGAAATTCTTGATGCTCTTAGACATAATGCTGAGGGCAACATTAGCAAAGCAAGACTCAACATTGAGATCTATCTGAAAAACCCCGTGGGTATTGGTGAGCACCCTGATGTGCTTGCTGCTATTCAAGATCAACTCGATAACATTGCCCGTGAGCAAGAGCGCATTGANATGCTGCAGAAGTATTTCTCATAAATACTAAATACTTAAAAATAATGGCAATGGACAATGACGACAGATCTGATTTTGAGTATCAGTGGACCATAGAAGATGTGTATCTTCTATACCATTGTGTCTGTGAAACAATTAGACTGTGGCCAGGTGCTCCTGCACGACCTTATGAGGAGCAAGAGCACTTAAGAATTCTTAGAGATGAGCTATATAAGGGAGTATTAGATTACAAATTTCACCACATGGATGTAGATGAATGAACGCAACGCTTCTATTATGTCTTGCTCCTTTGGGGATAATCTTTGTGATTATGAAAATTGCTGTTTGGTTATCTGCTGTCGATGCGGAATCTAATTATGTCGCTAGAGAACCTTTACGAAAGCGAGGACCCTTCGTGGCAAATGCATATGCGGATGTTGATGAAGAGGAAGAGGAATATGGAGATCGCACAGATTATCGATAAGGTAATCTATGAGTATTATTCCGAGAAAGGTAAACCTGTGCCTTGTTGGAAACGTAAAGATCCTGACTGGTGGATTGCGTATCTAAAAGAATTAGGAATTGACTCACGCAATCCATGAATTTATTTCTTCGCCCACTAGAAAGCACTAATGATCCTGTTTGGAGTGTGATCATCATGATCGCCATACTCCTAGCAGGAGTTTCTTATTATATCTTCTATATATTAGGTATTGATAATAGAGAATCCAATGGCAGCAATGACCCCGCCGAGCAGAAAGAGTTGCTACAACTTCAGAGTAACGGAGATCAATCGTGTCCTTGATGGTGATACTATCGATGTCACTATTGACCTCGGGTTTGATTTATACAAGAAAGAAAGAGTTAGAGTTGCAGGCGTTGATACGCCAGAAAAAAGGACGAGAAACTTGGAAGAAAAGGAGTTAGGTAAAGATGCAACAAACTGGCTCAAAGAAAAACTCGATGGTGCTATCTCTGGTGATGATGAGTTGTCTGTTAGGACTGAACTTGTTGGTGGCGTTGGGAAATATGGGCGTCTTCTTGGCTGGTTATACATTGGCGATGCAGACTTGTCCCTTAACGAGCAAATGATTGCCGAAGGATATGCATGGGCATATGACGGTGGCACTAAACAAAAAGATTTTGAGCAACTAAGAGAGATCCGTAGGGCGCATGGGACCATGGTCTGATGGATATCGTTAAGTATGATCAAGTGATGGTGATTGATAACCTCTTCTCACCAGAAGAGGTAGAGATGATGGATACATATTTCACTTATTTTGACGGATGGCAATTCATCTTTGATGATAGTCCAGACGACAACCTTTCAACCTTCTCTTTGGGAAGGGCAATCGACTACCCCAACTATGGTGAGTTTGATTATTTCTGTAAACAACATGTATTTCCTCGCGCTGGGATACCCATTCCTGCATTTCACAGAGTCGTTTATAATGCTTTCCGTTTTGGTGATAGTCCTTCTATCCACTGTGACGGAGAAGCTCTAGACGCAATTAGTTTCCTTGTTTATTGTAACAAGGAATGGAAACCTGAATGGGGTGGTGAAACTATCTTCATGAATGGCGACCGAATCACCGATACAATTATTCCTAAACCAGGTAGGATTGTAGTATTTCCTGGTCTAGTGCCACATGGAGGTAAAGCACCGACTAAACATTGTCCTGTCGCTGCTAGGTATAGTGCAGTCTTCCAATTCTGTCCTGGTCAGGAAGAAGTAGTAGAGGCACACGCACAAGGACAAGAAAGAAACAGGAGACCATTTCCGTATGAGCCAAAATGAAATCTATCTAGGTAATCCTAACCTAAAGAGAGCTAACGTAGCACAGAATTTTACACCTGAGCAGGTGGAAGAGTTTGTTAAGTGCTCAAATGATCCTGTATATTTTATTAGGACATACATTCAAATCATTTCATTGGACCGTGGTCTTGTCCCTTTTGATCTGTATGACTTTCAAGCGGACATGGTGAATAAGTTTCATGCAGAAAGATTCAACATTGCAAAACTTCCAAGACAGTCAGGCAAGTCTACAGTTGTTACTGCATACTTGCTTTGGTATTGCCTGTTTAATGATAACGTAAACATTGCCATCCTTGCTAACAAGGCAGCGACGGCAAGAGAAATGCTACAAAGATTACAATTATCCTATGAAAACCTCCCAAACTGGCTCCAGCAAGGAGTCGTCAACTGGAATAGAGGTAGTCTGGAATTGGAGAATGGAAGTAAAATCATGGCTGCTTCTACTTCAGCTAGTGCTGTGCGGGGTATGTCGTTTAATATTATATTTCTCGATGAATTCGCGTTTATTCCAACTCACATTGCTGACGAGTTTTTTAGCTCTGTATATCCTACTATCTCCTCTGGTAAGTCTACCAAAGTAATTATTATCTCCACGCCCAAGGGGATGAATATGTTTTATAAACTCTGGCATGATGCAGAGAAGGGCAAAAATGAATACGTTACTACAGAAGTCCACTGGTCACAAGTGCCAGGTAGAGATGCGGACTGGAAAGAGCAGACGATTCGTAATACATCTGAAGAGCAGTTTAATCAGGAATTTGAATGTGAATTTCTAGGATCGGTTAACACTCTCATTACATCATCCAAACTAAAAACTTTGATATATGATGATCCTTTGAAGTCCAATCAAGGACTAGATGTGTATGAAGAGCCTATACCCGATCATACTTATGTATGTACTGTAGACGTTGCTCGTGGTATAACTAAAGATTACTCAGCATTTTGTATTATTGATACCACAGAGATCCCGTATAAGTTGGTAGCGAAGTATAGAAACAATAAAATCAAACCATTACTATTTCCAAATATCATTCATCAGGTATGCTCAAGTTATAATCATGCATTCACTCTGATTGAAGTCAATGATATTGGAGGACAGGTAGCAGATATCATGCAGTTTGATCTGGAGTATGACAATCTACTGATGTGCTCCATGCGCGGACGTGCTGGTCAGGTTGTGGGTCAAGGATTCTCTGGATCTAAAGTGCAACTAGGTGTCAAGATGTCCACTACAGTCAAGAAAACTGGGTGTGCAAACATGAAACAGTTAATCGAAGATGATAAACTCATCTTTAATGACTATGATATTATTGCAGAGTTAACTACATTTATTCAGAAGGGTCAGGCATGGGAAGCGGAAGAGGGATGTAATGATGACCTCTCTATGTGTTTGGTAATCTTCTCATGGTTGGCGACCACTGATTACTTTAGAGAGTTGCATGACAATGATGTCAGGACGCGGATGTATCTAGAGCAGAAGGAAGCAATCGAAGCAGACATGGCACCGTTTGGATTCATGGATGATGGTCTTGGTGAAGAGACATTCACAGATCCAGAAGGTCAAACATGGCACAACGCTGAGAGAGAAGCAGGTATTGGTGAGTATGGTGACATGTCGTATATGTGGGACTATCGGTAATGGAATTTGAAGACAATCTAGATCTAGAAGAATTTCTATTTGTAGATAGGCAGTGCCGTAAATGTCTTCGCACTCTCTCCTTAGTTGATCATTTTTATAAAACAAGACCCGATAGAGGTAAGAATATGTCAGCCTATTCTTATATCTGTAAGCAATGCACAGTGAAGCGTAACGCCGCTTATAGAAAGAAGAAACGGCAATGGATTACAGATTATCCTGACTGGTGATTACGTCCTGTTTACCCTCTGAAAATAGTCGTTATTCTAAATAGTTTCAGCATCCGACTAGGAATCTAATCAGGAGAATCTAATGGCATCAACACAACTTTCACCAGGGGTTGTTGTACTTGAAAGAGACCTAACCTCCGTAGCAAACGCAACAGTTGATAATGTTGCTGCTATTGTGGGCTCCTTTGAAAAGGGTCCCGTTGAGGCGATGACCACGATTACAAGCGAGCGTGAGCTCCTTGCAATTTTTGGGCGTCCTAACGAGTTCAACTACGAATACTGGTTTACTGCAGCACAATTTTTGCTGTATGGCGGCACCTTGAAGGTGGTCCGCGCAATGAATGCGTCACTAAAGAATGCAATCGATACTGCACAGTTTATCGTTGCAACTTTTAGCAGCACTGACACGACACTTACTGTAGCGTCATCAACTGACTTTGACGTTAACGACCTGCTTCTTATTGACGCAGAATTGTTGACAGTCCAAGCAGTATCTGGTAACGACATTACCGTGCTTCGTGGACAACTTGCAACATCTGCTGCATCTCACGCTGCTGCTGCTCCAATCACTTTGATTGAGCCTGCTGGCACATCATCAACTATTAACGAAGGATCTACCTTCACAGACTCTGACGGCACTTTGACCGTGACCTCTGCTGCTACTCTCGGTGGTGGCACCAACTCTTTCATTAGAGTTGACGACGAGATCATGCAGATCACTGGTGTATCTGGAAACAACCTCAACGTTACTCGCGGTCTACTCGGCACTACTGCTGCTGCACACACTGATGGATCTGCTGTTTCATTGCAGTTGGTTACAGCACAGAAGACTGAGGTCAACGAAACTACCGCAACTGGTATCACTGCTCCCCTCATTAAGAATGACGACGAGTATGAGACCAACGTTGAAAACGCAGCAAACAACTGGAAGTGGGCATCTAAATCCGCTGGAAACCACGGTAACTCTGTCCGCGTTGTAATTACTGACGCTGGTGCTGATCAGGTATTGTCTTTGGCACAACCTACTAGCACTGAGTGGCAATTCACCAACGGTGCAGAAGTTGCATTCTCCGCTGCAAACATCTACGGTAAGGTTTATACCTACGACACCATCGTTACTATTGCTGACAACTCTAACCTGATTGGATCTTTCGAGAAAGATAATTATATTACTGCTGTTAGTGGTGGTGTTACTGGTCGTGTTGTTGCTTGGGATCCTGAGACTCGTCAACTTGAAGTCGCTATCGATTCTTCCTCCGCTGACGTGCTGGAAGTAGGCGACACTGTTTCTGAGTTGGCAAACAATAATAATACTCCTGGCAGTGCAACTGGTGATGCTGGTGAAGTTGAGAGTATCCGCAGAGAATTGAGAGTTTCTCTTAATCCTGGATCTCCTCTATTCTCAGCAAACCAGAATGTTGCTGATGCAAACGCTACTTCTGTTGTGATCGCAGCAGTTGAAAGTGACTATGACACTCGCCTTTATGGGGTGAATCAGAGATGGTCCAACGTTGCTCCTCGTCCTACTACATCCGCGTATGTGGAAGACAGAGGTGGATATAACGACCTCATGCACATCCTCGTCCTTGACGGTGACGGAAAACTTACTGGCACACCTGGCGCTCTTCTTGAGAAGCACCTTAACGTGTCTAAGGCATCCGATGCTAAATCTCCTCAAGGCGATAACATCTACTACAAGAATGTTATTAAGCAATTCTCACAATTCCTGTATTGGGGATCTCATGAGACCGATAACATTTATGATCGCGACAGTAACGCTTCTGGCGGTTTCGGTCTAACTGGTAGTAACAGAGAGTTTGACTTGATCAAGTCTGATAACTCACTCAACAACCTTGATGACCCTACTGGTCTCAACCCCCTCGCTGTGCCCCTAGTTGGCACAAAGGGTCGCGCAACTTTGCGCTACGCTCTCCAAGGTGGCGTTGATGGTTACACCATCTCACGTCCTAACATCTTGGGTGCATACTCACTCTTCAATGACGCTGAGACTGTTGATCTGGACTACATCCTAATGGGTCCTGGCATGAATAGTCTGAATGATACTGTTGCTAAGGCACAGCACATCATCGGCATTGCAGATGCTCGTAAGGATTGTATCGCTTTCATCTCGCCTTATCGCTCTGATGTAGTTGGTCAACCTTCTGTCCCAACAATCGTCACTCGCACGATTGAGTACTTCGATCAACTTGGATCTTCCTCTTATACTGTTTTCGATAACAACTACAAGTATATCTACGACAAGTATAATGATGTTTACCATTACATTCCTTGTAACGGTGACATGGCAGGTCTAGTGTTGAGCACAACTCTTAACCAAGAGCCTTGGTTCTCACCTGCAGGTTTCAACCGTGGTAACTTGAGAAACAGCATTAAACTTGCTTATTCTCCTCTTAAAGATCACAGAGATCTGCTTTATGCAGCAAGAGTTAACCCTATCGTCGCATTCCCTGGTCAGGGTATGGTCCTCTTCGGAGATAAAACTGCACTGGGTTATCAGTCTGCATTCGACAGAATCAACGTCCGCCGTCTATTCCTCGTTATCGAAGAATCAATCGCTGACGCTGCTAAGACTCAACTCTTTGAATTGAATGATGAGTTTACTCGCCAACAATTCAAGAATATTGTTGAGCCTTTCTTGAGATCTGTCCAATCACGTCGTGGTATTGTTGACTTCTTGGTTGTCTGTGATGGCACCAACAACCCTGCGGAAGCAATAGACCGTGGTGAATTCTACGCTGAGATCTTTGTGAAACCCACAAGATCCATCAACTTCATCACATTGACCTTCACGGCAACAAGGACTGGCGCAAGCTTCACTGAGCTTGTCTCCTGATCATTCTAACCATCTACCCATTTATTAAACACACATCGGAGTACACAAATGGCTGACCAATACCCAGGGCAGACAGAAGGCAAGATGGTCAATGCACCAATCCTTGACTTCAGAAATAGAATCGGGGACCTTGCCCGCCCCAACCTTTTTCAAGTTGAAATCGGTTTTCCAGGCATCGTTGATGATGGCACCCCTGCTTCGGGTGCTACACCTGGATCTCAAGAGAAGCGTCAGCAGGAATCTGCTGGTGCCTCTTTGGCAGGATCTTCTGCATCCTCTGGATCTCTTGCAACCTTCCTTGTGAAGGCAGCAAACATTCCTGCATCTACCATTGGAGTAATCGAAGTCCCTTACAGGGGACGTACACTTAAGATTGCTGGTGACAGAACCTTTGAGCCTTGGACAGTTACTGTCCTTAACGACAAAGGATTTGCACTGCGCTCCAAGTTTGAAGAGTGGTCTACTAAGATCCAAAATCTGCAGCAAAACCTGCAAACACCTAAAACCATTGCAGAATATCAGTCTGGAGCACTTGTGCGTCAGTATGATAGACAGGGTGGTGTTGTTAGATCGTATCAGTTTGTTGGCATCTGGCCTTCAAACGTCAGTGCAATCGACCTTGCATGGGATAGCAACGATACTCCCGAAGAGTATACTGTTGAATTCCAGGTTCAGTACTGGACATACGCTAATGATAACAACGCTGGCAACTCTGTTGACATGCAAGGTTAATTAGTGGTATAAATAATTGATAATGTATAGGGACAGTTGAATGTCACAACTATTTGGTTATTCCCTAGATCGTAAAAAAGGGAAGGGCTCTGCAAAGGGTCCTTCTTTCGTGCATAAAGATTCGGATGATGCCGCGCAACCCATAGTTGCAGGTGGTTACTTTGGACAGTATGTTGATCTGGGAGACTCGGTAAACAAGAGCAGCGATGTAGATCTTATTGGTCGCTATCGCGAAATGTCTTTGCACCCCGAGGCAGATGCAGCCATCAATGATATTGTGAATGAGGCAATCGCTGGAGATCTTGACGATCACCCTGTTGATATTGAGCTTTCTAATCTTAAAGCGTCTGATTCAGTCAAGACGCGAATCCGCGAGGAGTTTGTCAATGTATTGTCACTCCTCGATTTTGATAGAAAGGCATACGACATCTTCCGCAGATGGTATATCGATGGTCGCCTCTTCTATCATAAGATGATTAACCCTGATAATCCTAAGGAAGGGATTACAGAGTTGAGGTATATTGATCCTCGCAAAATCAAAAAAGTTATTGAATACGATAAACCAAAGGATCGTGTATCACCTGCAGATCCACAGGTTAATGTGTTGATTCCTAAGGCGATTGAGTATTATATTTACTCCCCTAAGGGTCTGCGCGGTTATGAAAATAATGGTATCAAGATTGCACCTGACGCTATTTGTTTCTGCCACTCTGGTCAACTTGATATGCAGCGCAACTATGTGCTGTCACACCTTCATAAAGCAATTAAAGCACTCAATCAACTGAGAATGATTGAGGATTCGCTGGTTATCTATCGTCTCTCCCGCGCACCCGAGCGTCGTATTTTCTACATTGACGTGGGTAATTTGCCTAAGCAAAAGGCAGAGCAATACCTTAGAGAGGTGATGTCTCGCTATAGAAATAAGTTGGTATATAATGCTGACACTGGTGAGATTCGTGATGACAAAAAATTCATGTCTATGCTGGAGGACTTCTGGTTACCAAGACGTGAAGGCGGACGCGGCACTGAGATCACTACACTGCCAGGTGGACAAAACCTAGGTGAGTTGGAGGATGTCAAGTATTTCCAGAAGAAACTCTACAGAGCATTGAATGTGCCTGAGTCACGTTTGGAATCTGATGCTTCTTTCCAACTTGGTAGGTCTGAGGAGATCACACGCGACGAAGTTAAATTCCAAAAATTTGTCGTTAGACTCCGCAAGAAGTTTTCTGATCTGTTTAATGACCTTCTTAAGACTCAACTTATTCTGAAAGGTGTCTTCACACCTGAAGAGTGGGATGACATGAAGGAGCATATTCAGTATGACTTCATTGCTGACAACTACTTCTCCGAGCTGAAAGAGCAGGAGATTATGAATGCTCGTATGGCGCTCTTGCAGCAAATGGATCCTTTCGTGGGTCGTTATTTCTCAATGGAATACATGCGCCGCCAAATCCTGAAGCAACCTGACGCTCTATTTAAGGAGATTGATAAGCAGATGGATAAGGAGATCGCGGACGGTAAGGTCATCGATCCAATGGCAATGCCAGCCATGGAGCACGAGCAAATGGCAATGCAACTCCAACCTGAGCCAGTTGATCCTCAGCAGCAAGCTATGGATCAATACGCGGAGCAGGGCATCGATCCTGCGGATCGTAAAAAAGGAGATTTCTAAATAGTATTATTGAATTCTAAATAAATCATGCCAACACAGTCCGCGCTTGATATCGTCAACGCATTGTTTGCTGGTCAAAAAGACCTTTCAGACTATGTGGATGCTGCTATGAAAACTGTAGCAGTAGATCAGATTGACCTCAAAAAGCAAGAGATCGGGTCCAACATGTTTAAGGAGCCCGAGGAAGAAACACCTGAAGTCGAAGCATCTGCAGAGACTGAAGTAACTGATACACCACCAGAGGAAACTACAGATGAAACTGATCAGGGAGGAGATTGAATCCGCAAAGGTAACCATCGTCGAAGGTAAGAATGGCGCGAAGCGTCACTTCATCGAAGGTGTTTTCCTGCAGGGTGAAATCAAAAACAGAAACGGTCGTATGTATCGCGCAGAAACTCTACAAAGAGAAGTTGCTAAATACAACGAGCAATACATTTCCAAAGGTCGCGCACTAGGTGAGTTGGGTCATCCCGATGGTCCTACTATTAACCTTGACCGCGTGTCCCACCTGATTACTTCTCTGCAAAGAGAGGGTAACAACTTCGTAGGTAAAGCAAGACTTCTTGATACTCCCATGGGTAACATCGCAAAGTCTCTTCTCGACGAGGGTGTGAAACTCGGTGTATCTTCCAGAGGTCTCGGATCTATCAAGGAAGAGGGTGGTATTAAGGTCGTCGCTGATGACTTTATGCTTGCCACTGCTGCGGATATCGTAGCAGATCCTTCTGCCCCTGACGCTTTTGTCAATGGCATCATGGAAGGAAAAGAGTGGGTCTATGCTGGAGGCGCAATCCAAGAGCAAAGAATCGAGCAAATCAAGCAAAGAATTGATAACGCACACCGCTCTCAGTTGGATGAGATGAAACTTTCCGCGTTTCACTCCTTCATCAAAAATCTTTAATCTATAAATAACTATAGCAAATATCGCACGTTTGTACCCAGGAGACAAAATGTCACAAGAGATTGAAACAACTCTGGATGAATCGAGTGTAACCGCTGGCGCAAAACCTGCTGACCCAATGCCCAAACTGGAAGCTGACGGTAGTAGTCTCGCTGGTGTGCAAGACCTCGGTGGTCCAACACCCCAAAATAGCAAACCCACGGATGATAGCAATAAGTATAAAACTATTGCTGGTGGGAATGCTCCCGCTCCCACAACAAAACCCTCTGACGCATCTGGTCAGAAAGCAGAATTCGCTGCTAAGGGTGATGTGAAAGCAGGTCACGAACCCGAAGGTGATGTGATTGCTGAAGAGCCCGCTGATGAGCCTCAGGAGACTGTGATCGAAGTCGATCTCTCTGCTGATGTTGCTGCTCTCACTGAAGGTGAAGAGCTATCTGAGGAATTCAAAGATAAGGCAAAGACAATCTTTGAAGCAGCGGTTGTGTCACGCATCAACGAAGAGTTGGAGCGTATGCACGAGGACTATGCAAAAGTCCTTGAAGAAGAAATTGAGACTGTCAAGTCTGACCTTGCAGAAAAAGTCGATGAGTATCTGACTTATGCAGTCGGACAATGGATGTCCAAGAATGAGCTCGCCATTGAGCACGGTATCAAAACCGAAATGGCAGAGTCCATGTTGACTGGTCTCAAACAAGTTTTCGTGGAGAATTATATTGATCTCCCCGAAGAAAAAGTTGATGTTGTTGAAGAAATTCAGGCACAACTTGATACCATGGAAGCAAAACTCAACGAGTCTATTGAAGAAAATGTCGAGCTCTCTAAGAGTGTTGGCACCTATATCAAGAATGGGATTGTGACAGAGATCGCTGAAGGACTTTCTCTCGCGCAACGCGAGAAGCTTGTCTCTCTAGCGGAAGCTGTTGAGTTTGAAAATGAGGAGTCTTTCCGTGCGAAGGTCTCTACCCTCCGTGAATCGTATTTCTCTACAAAACCTGAAGCGACTACGGTCACTGAGGACGTTGAAGTCGAGAACGCACCTACTGGCGACGCAATGGCAGCATATGCCCAAGCGATCTCCCGTTGGAGCAAATAATTTACCCTTTCATTTAACCCAAGAGTAATTCAAATGTTTAACGCAGAAGCACTCCAGGAAAAGTGGAACCCCATTCTTGAGCACAATGAGCTCGATCCTATTAAGGATACCTACAGAAAGGCGGTCACCTCAGTCCTCCTGGAAAACCAAGAAAAATTCCTCAAGGAAGAGCGCGGTCTGGTAACAGAAGCAGCGCCTACTAACTCCCTTGGAGGTACAGGATTCTCAGGTGGCAGTACTGCTACTGGTCCTGTTGCAGGTTTCGACCCTGTGCTGATCTCTCTGATCAGACGCTCTATGCCTAAGCTTATTGCTTATGACATCTGCGGCGTGCAACCTATGACTGGTCCTACTGGACTGATCTTTGCAATGCGCTCCACTAAGGGCACTAACAGAGACATCAACAACTCCGCTGTTGAGACATTCTTCAACGAGGTTGACTCTGAGCATTCATCTGAGAATAGTGCAAACAACCTTGCATCTAACACTCAGACTGGATCTAACCCAGGTCTCCTTGCTGATGGTGCTGGACAATACACCATCGGTGGTCAAGGTATGACTACTGCCCAAGCTGAAGCATTGGGTGATGGCGCTTCCAACCACTTCAACGAAATGGGCTTCTCAATCGAGAAGGTTACCGTGACTGCGAAGTCAAGAGCATTGAAAGCAGAATACAGTCTTGAGCTTGCTCAGGATCTGAAGGCAGTGCATGGTTTGGATGCCGAGTCTGAGCTTGCAAACATCCTCAGCACTGAAGTGCTGGCGGAAATCAACCGTGAGGTTGTCCGTACTGTTTACAAGATCGCTCGTCCTGGCGCTCAAAACAACACTGCAACTGCAGGCGTGTTTGACCTCGACGTTGACTCCAACGGTAGATGGTCAGTTGAGAAATTCAAAGGTCTTCTCTTCCAAATTGAGAGAGACATGAATGCTATCGGGCATGAAACTCGTCGCGGGAAGGGCAACATCCTCATCTGCTCTGCTGATGTGGCATCTGCTCTCTCTATGGCTGGTGTGCTTGATTACACTCCTGCTCTGTCTGGTAACGCTCAGTTGCTGCCCGACGACAACAGCAGCACTCTTGCTGGTACACTTAACGGTCGTATTAAGGTCTACGTCGATCCTTACTCTGCCAACGTTTCTGACGCTCACTTCTATGTGGCTGGTTACAAAGGTAGCAGTGCTTATGACGCAGGTCTCTTCTACTGCCCTTATGTGCCTCTACAGATGGTCCGCGCTGTGGGTCCTGACACCTTCCAGCCTAAGATCGGCTTTAAGACTCGTTACGGAATGGTCGCTAACCCATTCGCTGAGGGTCTTACTCAAGGTCAAGGTGCGCTCACCGCTAACGCCAACCGTTACTACAGACGTGTTAAGGTTACTAACCTTATGTGATTCATTTCACATATTTTTCCAGAGGGGCTTGACGCCCCTCTTTTTTTATGCCATAATTTTGTCAAAGTCAAATCTCAATGAAGCATATTTTATTCGATCTGGTTGAGTGTCCCTATCAATTCCTGAATGACGAGGAGTTTATAAGGGATAGTTTATTGAATGCATCGATAATTGCTAGATCACCTTACATAAAGGTGGAGACACACAAGTTTGATCCTCAAGGAGTGACTGGATATATCTTACTTAAGGAGAGTCATATCAGCATACACACATGGCCAGAGTTGGGTATTGCAAAGTGTGACATCTTCTGTTGCGGAGAGCGAGCACGACCGAAAGAGGCAGTAGAATACCTACATCGGCGCTTTGAATCTAAAGAGCTCAAGAGATGGACCCATGACAGATCACTATGAATAAACTCATCGACAACATGATCGTAATGGGATTGCTTACCATGGTCATTATGATCCAAATCTACCACAAAATCAAAAGAATTAAACATGAATCCGATTGACACAAACAGAATTGCTGATGCACTTGAAAGAATCGCAAATGCATTAGAGCATATCAACATCGAAAACATCGAGCACAATCATGTAGAGTCTGATACACCAATCGAAGTAAACACTCACGCTAAAAAGTGGTAATGAAAGAATTTGATTATGACCTTGATTACAAACAACTTGATTTTTCACTTGAAAAAAATCGCAAACTTTATCGCATTGGAAGGGGAGAGCAAGGAGTGCTACTGGTACGCCCTTACACTAACGATATATGTGCTCATTGGAGATTTAAGACTCCAGCAATAGCAAAGAAGAGTGCTAAAAAAATATACGAAATGTATCTGACATACCGNGACCAAGAAGATTTTATCGGTATGGATATGTGTCGTAAGTTTTTGGAGATGGGTTTTACCAGATCAAGGCGCTATGCTAATCATCGCACAGGCAAGAAATATGATGAAGAAGGCAAGGTAAGACCCCAAGAGAAAGACCATGCTACTTGTCATTTTGCTGTCTCTGCTACTATATTCAAGCAAACGAGGGATGTTGTGGCAAAGAGTGACACTTATGTCAGGATGAGAAAACAATGGAGATCAAATGAATGAGGGGGTTGACAACCCTCTTTTTTTATGCCATACTATATTTGTTGAGTTGATCGCTCAACACGGGAGTGACTGAATAACCCTGTTGGAATTAGGCGGGGTAATGTAAATGACTAGAGGTGGTGCTCGCTGCTAGGAATAGTAGAACCCCGACCAAGGGAGTCATTGTTGTTATGCACTAATTTTCGCACTAGCGATTCCCATAACTTGAGAGTATAATGTAATCTCTCCTCCCACCACACCCAACTAGGGTGTATTTTTTTGTCTTTATATAAACTTAAGTAAAAAAGTTAAAAAAGTATATTACGATACCAAAACTATTATAAGTAATAGAAGAATGATGAGGTGCATCATGATCCCAAAATCTCTTTGATATGTAGGCAACACAAATGTAGGAGGTCGGTTATGCATAACATAACTTCTCGTAATCAATTAGACGAATGGCGTCATTTTGAGGAAACTTTAGAAGATCAGCAGTTAAATGATTATTATGAATGTTTAATAGAGTGCGATATCCAACATGAACCCAAGTGTAAAAGCGTGTGTGCGAGGATTCTTATGTGAGAAACCACTAACATAACATGCTCCCCAGAGATCCGTAAGGGTCTCTTTTTTGTTAAATACTTATTATACTAATAGAGTATNAAAAATGCCGCANGGTATCATGAGAAAGATTGATCTTGAGACAAGGGTTTACAAATTGAAGACTTCGTTGTATAATGGCGAATACCATGAGCGTAATGGTGACTGGCACGATGGTGCCCACCATGCCCTTAACAAAATTCTTGACATGATGCAGGAGTATTCACAATGAGCACTAAAGACATGGACTTCATCGATGACGTGCTCGAAGACTTTCTCGACGCCAAAGAGCGCAACAAACTTTATGACTTTGCCCAAGAGCGCAAATCAAAAAACATTACAGATGCAACCAATTCAAACAAAGACTGGGAGGACTTCTGGACAAACGAGGACACGGATGACTAACTACCCATACGATCAAAATGATCACTTAATAACTAAAGAACAATGCAAGGAGATGATCGATGATGCAATACGACAACATAATCGTAATGCTTCAATTATTAGTTTTTGTGTTGGTTGGGTTGTTCTCGCACTTTTTGCTGAGGGTCTTCTTCGACTTATTGGAGTTATAGATCCAGTTTTCCCTTGGTTGGACGTGCATACACTACTATAAATACTAGGACAAGATATCCTAAGAGACATGGCAACGTGGAATAAGCAGATTGAAAACAGGAATTTCCTGTCGCCTATTGGGTTTAGATTTACCCTTGCCAAGTATCCTAAGGTCGCATATTTTGCACAGTCTGCTAATATCCCGACAATGAATCTGGGTATTCAACAGCAACCAACCCCCTTCAGAGCACTACCTCTGGAGGGTTTCATCACGTACGATCCTCTTACATTGTCATTCCTCGTAGATGAGGACATGAGTAACTACATGATCATGCACAACTGGATCAGAGCACTAGGTACTCCAGACGATACAAAAGAAAGACGTGACTTTAGAAACAAGATGGTCGCACTCTTTGGTAACGAAGATCTATATGCAGACGGCACACTGACCGTGCTCAATAGCAATTTCCAAATGAATTTCAATGTCCAGTTTGAGGGTCTATTACCTACTGGGTTGAATGCACTAGAATTTAATGCTACAATAGATGGCACAGAGTATGCTATGGCGCAAGTAACATTCAACTACATGCGTTATGAGATACAGGATACCGTCAACTTCACCCGTGATAAGCGACTTACTTAATGAATCTACAAAAAATTGAGGAGATGTGGGCAAAGGATTCTGAAAGATTCTTTGACCATAGGGAGTTGCCTGAGCTATTGGCAAACGATAGTATGGAAACACCCAGACTCCATGCAAAGTATCTGCAATTTTATAATCAATTCAAACTGATGCTATCAGAAGCAGAAACGAAGCGCAAGATATTGCTTCGTGAGAAGTTTGAATACTATTCTGGTAAAGCGTCTGCATCAGTATACAAAGAAAAACCCTTTGCACTCAAAGTGCTCAAGGGTGATCTTCCTATGTACATTGATAGTGATCCAGAGTTGACCAGAGCACAGCAAAAAATAGACTACCTAGAAACTTGTATAAATTCTATTGATAGGATTCTTAAACAAATTGACAGTCGTGGATTTGCTATTAAAAACACTATCGATATTGTGAAGTATTATGGTATCAGATGATAACTATCGAAAAGAAAAACGAAGTTTTTCTGAAGGTTGAAGGTGAGCAACATATCCATAAAGAATTAAGCGAGCACTTCCAGTTTGAAGTGCCTGGCGCTAAATTCATGCCGCAATATAAACGACGAGTTTGGGACGGCAAGATCAGATTGTATTCTCCTGGCACGGGAGAGATCTATGTCGGACTATATGATTACCTAACAGAGTATCTTGACGGGAAAGGATACGAATACACGATCAAAGATAGTAAATACTTTGGTCTGCCAAATGATGAGGAAGAATATGTATCACCAGAATCCATTGCGTCTTTTGTTAGATCTCTGGGACTGCCATTTAAGATTCGCGACTACCAACTCAAAGCACTTTTCACGGCAATTAAGCAGCGTCGCAAGTTATTACTCTCGCCTACAGGATCTGGAAAATCGCTGATCATCTATGGTCTGGTCCGTTGGCATATTAAAGCGGAGCGAGAGATCCTAATCATTGTGCCTACAGTCTCTCTAGTCTCGCAGTTGAAGCAAGACTTCAAAGACTACGGGTGGAAAGCAGATTCATATGTCCATCAGATTATGGGTGGACAAGAAAGGTATGTAGAAGCGCCTGTTGTTATCTCTACATGGCAGAGCATCTACAAAGAGCCTAAGAAATTCTTTGAAAGGTTTGATGTAATCATTGGCGATGAAGCACACCTGTATAAGGCGAAGAGTCTAACAGGTATTCTAAATAAATGTCACGATGCCCGCTATCGTGTGGGTCTGACAGGGACCTTAGATGGTATGTATAGTCACCAGTTAGTGTTGGAGGGTCTATTCGGACGCTGCGATAAGGTGACAACCACTGTCGATCTAATGAAGAAAGGACAGTTGACACCATTGAAAGTGAAATGTCTGTTGCTACAGCATGGTCATGTGCCATTCGATTCCTATCAGCAAGAGATGGATTATATAGTATCACATCCTAAGAGAAATAATTTAATTTGTAACCTAGCAAACGATCTTGACGGTAATACACTCATCCTATTCAACTACATAGAGAAGCACGGCGACCCTCTGTGGGAGATGCTAAATACTAAGGTGAGTAAAGATCGTAAGATCTTTTTTATCCATGGTGGTGTCGATGCTGTAGAAAGAGAAGAAGCTCGCAAGATCTGTGAGCAAGAGAAGAATGCAATCATCCTTGCATCCTACGGCACATTCTCTACAGGTATCAATATTCGTAACCTACATAATGTAATCTTTGCGAGTCCATCTAAATCTAGAGTAAGAAACCTCCAGTCTATTGGACGTGTCTTGCGTAAGGGAGATAACAAAGCACAAGCAGTGTTGTATGACATTGCCGATGATTGCTCCCGAGGTAGTAGGCACAATTATACTCTCCGACATCTCATAGAAAGATTGAAAATCTATGATGAAGAGAAATTTGATTATGAAATCACTAAGGTAAATTTACGATCATGATTAACTACATCCGTCACGACAATGAATTCTACGGCATAGTCAAACTTGTGTCTGGTGAAGAGGTTATGGGAAATATGATTGCTACTAATGAAGATAACTGCACTATGGTTTATGTGTCTGACCCTATAACGCCTACCCTTACTCCTGTTGAGAAACCTGATGGAGAGATGGGCATGGCAGCAGGATTTACTAAATGGATGATGTGGTCAGATGAAGAGTTTTATATTATACAGGAGCCTGATATCGTAACGATTGCACCAATGTCTACAGAGGCAATCATGATGTATAAGATGTGGTTAAGAAAACAGGGTGGGGGCGACCCCGATCCTGGCGTCCCCATGAGTGAAAACATGGGTCTAGTCGGTAAAGTATCAGAGATGAGAAAGCGACTAGAGGATCAATGGAAGAAGAAAGACTCTAAGTAGTTCCTTTCCAACCCTTACATGGTTGAGTATAACTATTATTTCAATAGTTGTCAAGCTTGACCTTTACAACAAATTCCTTTATAATGTGACAGTGAGAAAAACCAAATATGACTGTAATGCCTCCTAAGAAAAAACAACATTACGTTGATAACAAAAAGTTTCTTGTGGAGATCGTTAAGTATCGTGAAGCAGTTGAGACTGCCAAACTACAAGAAAGACCTAAACCTAGGATTACTCACTATCTGGGCGATTGCTTCTTGAAGATTGCTACCCACCTGTCGTATAGACCCAACTTCATCAATTACATGTATAAGGAGGATATGATCTCCGATGGTGTAGAGAATTGCGTCCAATACATTGACAACTTCGATCCTGCCAAGAGCAAAAACCCATTTGCATATTTTACACAGATCGTGTATTATGCCTTTCTGCGACGAATCGCTAAGGAAAAACGACAGATGGATATCCGTGACAAACTCATCGAGAAGAATGGTTACGATCAAGTCTTCCACTCAGATGAGAATGACAATCACGCTGATATGAATTCCATCAAGAGTCGTATCGAAACTAATATGAGAAACTAAATGACCACCACCCAAGGAGT